TAACGGCCTTATCGATTTATGGGGCCAAATGTGGTTTATAGATAAAGGAAAGGCCCTCGGCAAATCTTTCCACGCTTTTACAGCCGCATTCTTTGACGCTTATCAGGTTGGCTCCTCGGCCTATGCGCTTAAGTATGAGCCACGGCCCGGGGCTGATGAAAAGATACAGGAAAGAATAGCGCCTGTGAGCCTGTCATTATCCGCGGAAGATTATTTTGATATAAAGCAGCCTGTCATAGTGCCTGTAAACATCGGACTGCCGGAAAAGGCTGAAAAGGTATATAAACAGCTTCGCAGGGATTTAACGGTAGCAATAACCGGTGATACGGATATAACCGCGGTAAATGCCGCGTCCCTGTCTGCAAAGTGCCTGCAATGCGCCTCCGGGGGCGTTTATGATGATTCAGGCGCCTGCCGCGTTCTGCATGATGAAAAGCTGCTGGCGCTTGACTCGATTCTTGAGGAAGCCGCCGGGGAGCCTGTGCTGGTTGCGTATCACTGGCGTTTTAGCGCTGAAAGGATTCTGAAACGCTATAAATCCGCCGTTCTTCTGGAGAAAGATCCCGAAATAATCGCCCGTTGGAACAGGGGAGAAATCCCGCTGCTGGTCACTAACCCGGCCGCGGCCGGGCATGGCCTTAATCTCCAGGACGGCGGGCACATTTTGGTGGTTTTTGATCAATGGTGGGATCTGGAACAGTATTTGCAGGTTATTGAGCGTATAGGCCCCACGCGTCAATATCAGGCAGGGCACCCCCGGCCCGCTTATATCTATCACATCATAGCCCGGGAAACCCTTGATCCTGTTGTCCTTGCCCGGCTGCAGTCAAAAAGGAAAGTACAGGATATGCTTCTTGAATATCTGAAAAATCAGGAGAATCAGGTGAATGTTTGATTTTATCTTTGATCCTGCCATAAACGGGATCGTTCTGCAGGAATCTGAAAAGCCTTTGCGCCGTGAGATCCGCCCGGTTTACTGTCATGAGTTGGATATGTTAGGACTGAAGGACCGCTGGCGCTATTCTTCAGACGATTCCGCGCCGCTCATGTGGGCAATAAACAATTTTTATTTTTATAAAGGCCGGAAAGTCATGAAAACCCAGGGCGGATCGTGTCATTCCGCCCCTGTCGTTACAATTCTTGAGGACCCCGAGCCCGCGGGCGTCCTACTGCAGATGTGCGATATTGCCGGAATGAATGCCAAGAACAGACCGCTGCTAGACCGTCTGCAGGCGCAGTCTATCGAATTCACCAGGAAAGTTTACGCCGATTATAAAGGCCGGGCGGATGTTTTTTATGTAGCCTTTTCGGGCGGGAAGGACAGTATAGCAACCCTCGATGTAGTCCAGCGGGCGTTGCCGCATAACGCGTTCAAAGTCGTGTTCGGTGATACTCAAATGGAATTTCCTGACACGTACAGACTTGTTGATACTGTTGAGGCTCAGTGCCGCGCGGCTGGGATTGACTTTATCCGCGCGAAATCAGAGCAAGCCCCGGCTGATACCTGGCGCGTATTCGGTCCGCCCGCGGAGGTCCGCCGCTGGTGCTGCTCAGTGCATAAGACAACGCCGCAGATTTTAACGCTCAGGCAAATAACCGGGAAGGCTGATTTTACAGGCGTCGCGCTGTGCGGAGTAAGGCACGCGGAAAGCGCAAGAAGGAGCACATACAAGCCTGTAACGCCTTCCGCAAAACATAAAGGGCAGATTGCCGCGTATCCGATCATTGACTGGTCATCAGCGGAAGTTTATCTGTATATATACGCTTATAGCCTGCCGATGAATGACGCGTATAAAAAGGGTAACAAGCGGGCCGGGTGTCTTGTGTGTCCGATGGCAGGTGGATCGCGCGACTGGATCGCGGATACAGACTACCCCGCCGCAGTCAAGCCTTTCCGCGCTGTTATAGCTGATATGTACTCTCAGCATTACGCAGGTACTGAATTAGATCATTATATTGAATCAGGGTGGAAATATAGGAGAGATGGGCGGGATTTGCCGCTTGAATTGAATTACGCGGAATATAAAAAGGACGGAATACAGCACATCATTGTGAGCGGTCCGAAAACATCCTGGGCAGAATGGATTAAAACAATAGGGATTTTACAAAATGATGTATCACCTTACAAAATTCTTTTCCGAGGAAAAGTCTTCACGTTTGAGATTGAAGAGACCAAACAGGGATATAAAGTTACATCAGCGGAAACTAACCGGGTTTTTCTGAAATATCTGAAGCATGTATTCAGGCGCGCGGCCTGCTGCATCGGCTGCCATGAATGCGAGGCTGATTGTCATCAGGGCTGCATATCAATGCATAACGGGCACGTTAAAATCAGTGACAACTGCCGGCACTGCGCTGAATGTCATAAAGCCGATGATGGGTGCCTGCATTATAAATCTATAGTAAAAGCAAAAGTAAAAGACGCTGCCTGCTGCAAATGCAACTCACCTGTAGATTATAACGTCATAGGACTGAACAAAAGGCTTTTGGGCCGTGGTGTACAGCAGTTTATGTGCCTGCATTGCCTTGCCGTATTTTTTGGTACAACAGAATCAGCCATGCAGCATAAAATCGACGAATTCCGGGATGATGGGTGTCCACTGTTTCGGTAAAAAATGAGAAAAACATCACAAAATAATTTATAAAATCTCTTGCACTCTTTCTAACATAAGTGTAGAATAACAACAGAAGGGCGGATTGAGGAATCCGCCCGGAAACAGGAAAACATAAGGAGTTGGAAATGACAGATTTTGAGATTGAAAAGACCATGATTACCGGCATGGTTAAAAGCACTTTTAAGGGTGTCAGGGTTGTATCAGATCCCAGGCTGGTTGATGAAGGCTCATTCAAGATCATGATCCCGAAAAAGGCCGGCGAGAAGTGTGTCATCCGCTATGTTTTTAACCGTGTAAGCAAGTATGCCGAATCTGTCGAGATGGCTTTTGACAACGGCCTGGCCGTTGATCCTGTCCTGGCTGATGATGGGGCGTATTTCTCAATCGGTGTTGTTACTGTAAAGCGCTGTTAATCAGGTGCGCCGCCCGCAAGGGCGGCATTTTCAAGGGGCATAAATATGAAATATGAAACTGTTGAGAAAAAGATGCTTGCCGGGTACATGCCCGGGGGATATGCGGCCGTAACGCGCCGCCAGGTTGCATTTTTTTTAATGCAGCTTTTCGGAGTTGATGAATCGTCTATAACCCGTTGGAGAGTAAAGGGGGATATCCCCCCTAAGCGTTCTGAAAGGCTTATCAAGCTTTTCCCTGGATTCGGGGAGGATGAATGATAACCTGGCAGGATCTTGTTAAAATACTCAAAACAGGAAAGACGCCGCCGTTCAGTCTTGAGACCGTGCCTGAATTGCGGCGCTGGTGCGCGGCCGAGTTTGAGGTTGAATCCCAGACTGTGTGGGTGTGGATGAAAACAAACAGGCTGCCTCCTCATGTCCGGCAGCAGCTTGTTATGATATGGCCGGAGATTTTTCATGATATTGAGTATGGCACCGGAGGGAGATATGCGTATGCAGTGCAGCCAAAGGGGGATTGATCTGATTAAGTCTTTTGAGGGATTTTCCCTCACTGCTTACCACGGCAAATGTGACAGGGCGGGGCTTTATACCATAGGCTGGGGCCACGCCCGCGGGGTGCGCCCCGGGGATAAAATCACCCTGGAACAGGCCGAGAAGCTTCTGCGCGAAGATATCAGAGACGCCGAGAACGTGGTTAATCTTGACTATGTTTCAGGGCGTGATAAGCCGCTTGTTACTCAGAATCAATTTGACGCGCTGGTGTCATTTGTGTTTAACGTCAAGCGGGAATCATACCTGGGCAGTACTCTCCGCAGAAAGCTGAAAGCGGGTGACAAAATGGGTGCCGCAGGGGAGTTTAAGCGCTGGATTTATGCGGATCACAAAATAGCGCCGGGGCTTATACCCCGGAGAGACGCCGAGCGCCGTCTCTTCCTGCAGAGCGGGGCGGCCGATATCGCCGCCCTGCTCCTGGGGGTGATGCTGGCAGGGTCCGTGCTGTTGGTTGTCATGCTTTTTATGATGTGATTATGATGACACGTGAAGAGTTTATAACATCAAAAATCACGCTCGATATTTTCGATATAGCGGATATTTTAACTGCCGCACTTCAGGACCGGGGATTTTTACAGGCGGGGGAATCTTTGACGCCGTATGATCTTGAATCTGCTATGAACCGCCCGGGCTATT